AGTGAAAAAGCTATCATTTGAATAACTATACCCATTAACGCTAAATATCTTATCAACTACCGTCTTAGCATACAAGCAAGGTGTGTGATCGCTTGTTCTCCACTCATCATAGTTTGCGTTATTACTTGCCCTCTTAGGTAGTATTTGTGACCATACATACCCGACGCCATACTCAAAAGCCTGTGTACTTCCGTTTACATATATTTGGCTATCCCAAGAATCCTTGATGTTTTGGATGTTTAAAACGTGGTTGTATTCACTGAAGTCAAGGTCTGACAGTTTGGCGTTCTCTATATCAGTAAACAGATTTGCACTCTCTCCGTGGATGGTTGCTTGGTATTCAATATCATCGTTATCTAAGACGTTGATTTGCGTCAACCTAATGAAACCCCTCATCTGCTCCATGCCGTCCAATAAGACTGTGCAATTTGCTTTCTTGTTAGGGTTGAAAGATGTGCCTGTTATGCTATCTCCTACCTCAAAGAGATGACCAAATAATTTGTTATTGACTGATGTACCCGGTATGGTAATAGTCTTACTCCAATCGCTACTCCTATTCTCAGGGTTGCGAATGTCTGCAATGCTCTTATTGATTAATATCTGGAAGTCCTCAGAGAGTTCAACCAATTCTTCGTTGACTAATAACTCGATCATAAAATCTGTGCTTTATCTACAAAGCTATGCTCTACCTCCAACGTCAAATTAAATACCTTATCGTTCACATGATATCTCTGCTCGTAATCGCTTGTTGCAATGTTGATCGGTACCAATGCCGTGTCATACATCCACACCCTCGGTGAGTTGATTAACTGCTTTAGCCATTCAGCTTCTACCTCTGTGATGTTATTTGAGTTCAACGTGGTTCGCTGAGTCATCTCTGAATAATAGGTTGACTTGCTATGTTCTAACCTATCGTAAGAATAAGCCCCACCACTTAGAGTATATGGGTTTTTTCGGTAGTCCTTTCTATTAACGGAGAAGTTATCACGCCTTACTCTGTCAAATCGGAAGCTCTCAACTGCCCCATATTTGTTGAGGAAGAAAAGGTCAACTGATTCGTACTTGGAGCATCGATCGTCTATCGTTATAGTGAACGCAGAACCAACCGCACTATTCCCCGAATCCTCAGGCGTAATCGTGTAAGACGTTGTTCCGCTCGGAATACCACCTGGTATATTCGACCCAATAGGGAAGCGAGTGATGTCAGTGCTGGTCGCAGTGATGTTAGTGCTACTACCCCCAGAAAAAGACACAGATAGATGGTCGATAGAGCTGTCATGTAAAGCGAAGAGCCAATCTTTTTGATTTTCATGTATTCTTTTTGATGTTAATGATGTGAGGAAATTTGCACTGCTACCCGTTCCCATCATATAGTCAGCCTCATCGTAATCCAAGAAATCCAACGGATGTAGTGAGCCGTTCCAAACGGTATTACCTGTAACTTGAGTTACTCCTGTGGTCTGAACTATTGGAGTCGTTGCTCCCGTGCTATACTCATAACCAAAGTCAAGGATATAATCAAACACACTATTAGAGCATCCACTCGCTGCCGTGTCATTGTAATCCCAATCATAAGTGACGTAATCGCCTAAAATCCGTGAGATGTTAAATACACCCTCATCAGATGATCTGTAATGTATTGGAGCCTTTAAACGGTTGAGCAGTGTACCCGATCCGTTCTTGATATCGCAGATAAATTTAAAATTGAAATTTGAAGTTATTGCCGTGCTGCTTTCATCTACAACCCACAAATTATCGTTATAGGCTGGTTGATGTGTTCCGCTCACTTGGTGACTTGCTGATAGTGCCATCTATTTATAATTAAGAAATCAAGCGAAGTGGCTGAATTAGAGCAGTTCGTTTAAACAAGCACATACATATGATTCAAAACCTGATGCAGCTGCCTTCTCTAATCGCTTCTGCCTTTGTTTGCTGATGGTGGTGTGAAATGCAAGGGTATTCAAGAACTCAGTCAATGGCATCTCAAGTATTGCGTCCCACTCTTGCCGTCTTCCACCTGCTAATCGGTCAACGAGTCCGAGCCATCCGAAAACATCTCCTTTGCTTTCTTCACCTCCCCCTTCAAATAGGTTAGGGTAGTTTTTAATAATTTCGGATAGAGAGCCGAAAAAAAAAGCGAGTATTTGTAAAACTGTGGAGCAGGTAGGTCTTTGAAATTGTCAACCTTCCACTGATAATCATCCTCTATCTTCCGCCCAAAAATATTAACTCGGTACGATAAACACGCAATAATCTTATGTAACGCCTCTATCTTGTCGCTGTCACCTAATTCTTGCAGTTCTATGAAATGATGAGCCTCCATTGCTTTGGCATTCTTGACGAGCTTGAATCTTCTGCCTTTGTGTTTAAACGTCCACTTCAATCGGTGCTTTGGTTCTTGCTCTAAAAACGACAGGTCAATTTTCCTCAAGTCATTCAATGTCCACTTCTCAACCTCCTCATATGGTAGCCCTTTAATAATCGCTACCGTGTGAGCTGTTTTCTCAATCGGGTTAAGGTCATCAGGAAGCTCTCCAATCTCTTGAAGCATTCCGATTGTAATATCTTTCCATTTAAGCATAGTAAAATAATCCTGGTTTGTTGTGTTGTTTACAATCATTGGCAAGAGCTAACGCCATCACGCAGTCATCATGTAGCCCTTGTGGTGCTGTGTATCTCACTCCTGTTCTTGTGTATTCAAATTCAAAGTTACGCATTTCATCCGCAATCACACCCTCAGGAAATTTAACCTGCTGCCCTTGTACTGCCACCACTAATCCCTCTATCAGTTGCTGCTTTGATTGGCTTGTGAATTTAAAGCCTTTGATTCTTGGATGCTGCCTTTGAAGTTGCTCAACGATAGGATCACCGACTCCCGTACTATCTACAAACGCAGGTGTGTTGCCTATGGTTGCCGTTATCCTCTGCAATGTCTGTGACCAATCTGCTTGGAATCTGTCAAAGTGAACGACCTCGCCCTTTTCGTTTAGTCCTATGATGACTGTCCAGTCTGTGTACTTGGCAAGGTCAATTCCGTAAGCCTTTGGGGTGCCTGTACTCTGTTGAATACAAGCGTCAATATTCTCATGTCCGAACGGGTTAGAATTATCATCAGCAGGTTCAGCCAAATACAACTCCCTAAACACATACTCAGGAAGGTCACGTTTGGCTTGTTCAATCTCCTCACGTTCAATAATGCCCTCTTCCGCTGCATCGTATGCTGTTATTTTGAAATACTGCATATTGGGATCACCTGCCTTTGCCCTTTCCCCTAACTTATAAAACCAATTCTTCTTACCCTTGACGTTTCCTATTAGCTTACATTTGCCCTGTGTTGCCGTTAGGGTTGAACGTAGAGCGAACCAACTGTCCTCTCTTGCTCTTGATGCCTCATCAAAGACTGCCGCATACACATCATCACCATAAAGGTTGTCAGGCTTCTCTGCCGATTTAAACTCTATCCTTGAGCCTACCGGTGTGATTAGTGTTAATTTGCTCTCATTGGAAACAAAGAAGTTTTTCTCTGTCACCTGTGCCTTCATACGTCTGAATGCAATCTCTGCTTGTTGATACACAGGAGCAACCCACCACACTGATTGATTTTCTTTCAAACTCAGCGACTGCTCAAATAACCAAATAATATGACTTGCCGTTTTACCCGTCTTAGTAGATGCAGCCGTTATCGTGTAACGTGCATCTGAATCCAAGATGGCTTTTTGATAAGTGGTTAACTTTGGTCTTGAGTAGTTTATTTGCATACTTGCCTAAGTAGGTCTACACGCTTTTTGTTTATGGTGTCAAGGTTGTGGTGTTGGTGGCAATACTGGTAATTAATCTCACCTACCTCTTTGACTTTGTCTGACTTGATTAGCTTTCCAATCTCAGACCAATCGTTGTTGTTAACAAAGAAACATCCAAGATTGTCTCGGTGATTCGTGTATGGCTCAACTGCACTTACAAAGATGGGCAACTTGTAGGCTGCCGCTTCCAGAATCTTCAGCTCTGATTTGTAACGGTTGAACTGTGTTTTTTGAAGTGGTGCCAAACAGATATCAATCTCAGAGTAATACTTGCCGAACTCGTTTGCCTTTGTTCCTACCCTTGTCTGAAACCACTCAGGTCGTTTGTGTCTTGGCTCTCCTGTGATTGCTTTCTCCATGGTTGCCCAATCGGGAACATTCTCATGAAAGCCACACATTAAGAACCTCGCTCCGTATTCTTCGCAGATAGGCTTTATTTTGTTTGTAAGCAACTTTAAGTCTTCTGTATGTGATAACCCTCCGACCCATCCGATAGTGAAAGGATGCTCCGTTTCTGCTTTCCATTGACTTTGATTGTAGTCTAAAGCATTGGGAATGATGTGAACATTCTCATTAAATTCCCGAACTTTTTCCCGAAGTTGTTCGGTAGTAACCATCACCGCATCTGCATAGTGTAGGCTGTCCTTGATGCCGTTCTTGATGTATGCTCGGTAGAACTTGTACGCTGGGTTATACTTCGGAAGCACCCAATAGTCATCAATATCAACGATGAAAGGGATTTTCTTTTTAGCCAGTACCGGTAAGATGTTGTATTGGAGTTTTCCCAGCCATCGGTTGAATACCACGCAATCGTATTTTTCAAAGGGCAAATCTGCCCATTCGTTTTGATCCACGGACACATCAACTGTGATGCCGTAGTCAATTTGAATTTTGACATAGGGGGTGTATAGCCTGTGAAAGCTCACCCCATTCATTCCGTCAAGTAATAGAAGTACCCTCATTAGAAAGGCATATCATCCTTTTCTTTCGGTGGTCTTGGAACTGCCACATAGTGGGTTGCCTTTGACCTGTCGTTCTGAGTCTTGAGTTTCTGCACTCTGATTCTGACATCTCCGTACTTGTTAATCTCAAGCTTCCCGTCAGAAAGTGCTTGTTTAAATTTGTCCACGTTCACCGTGATGTTTAAGCCGTAGTCATCTGACCAGGCGTTTCCTAAAAATGTAATTTCATCCATATTAAAATAGTTTAGGTTTGTTTGCTTCTTTGATTCGCTCTTGTGCGATATTGTAGTATTTCTCCTCCTTCTCTATTGCGATATATTTTCTCTTTGTGTTTATCGCTGCAACTGCTGTGCTTCCACTTCCACAGGTCAAATCTACTACAAGATTGTTTTCGTTGCTGTACGTCTTAATCAAGTCCTCAAGTAGTGCGATTGGTTTCTGTGTTGGGTGATAGCCGTTGTAGTCCTTTTTATATTTGAGTATGTTGCTTTTGTATTTCTTGCCTTCCCAAAGGTTGAATGTATGAGGTGCTTCTCTATTCATTCTTTCTATTAGTTCTGTTCTGTATTCTTGGTCTATTGGCTTAAGTTCTGAAAATGTTTTAAAGCCTTGCATTTTGTCAATCTTAAAATGTTCTATTAGTTCGTTGTAAGTTGGTTCTGTGCATAGGCTAAATTGCGTTGAATCAACTCTTAAAACATGGTCAGCCTTTTGCCCTATGATTTCAATAATTGTTTTTTTGTTAAACCCTATAAAATCCATCACTTTCTTAAAGTATTTTCTTAACGGATGCAGCCCTTCGAAGTCATGCTTTGTATGTGTCTTACTAAATACAAGTATATCCTCAAAGTATGAAACGGGTGCTTTCTTTGAACCTAAAGCATTTGCAAAACTATCTTTTTCCCATATCATCCGATAACTAAACGGCACGTTAGGTATTGCGTTAATGATTAGTTCAGATGTATAAGGCTCTTGACTAAACAGAATTAGTTTGCCGTTCTTTCTTAATATGCGATTTGCAATGCTAAAAATGTCTTTCGGGTGAATAGTTTTATCCCAATTATTTATACCAAGTTTGCGACCTCCGTCTGTGTCCATATTCCCATAAGGAGGGTCAGTCAATATCATATCAACTGAACCACTTTCTATCTGTTCGCTTTGCTCTAAACAATCCCCGTGTAAAATCATCAATCTAAATTAAGTGTCACGTTAACAACCTTTGCCTCCACGGTTGCGTCTACGGTTTCCTTTGGCTTACCATATACCCGACTGAGTAAAGTATCCATTGAATAGAGTGAGCCTTTCTCATACGATTTAATGATAGCCTTTGCAACTGTCTTCTCAAGCATGGTTGCTCCTTCGTTCTTGAGTACCTTTTTAATCTCTTGTTCATCCATTGCCATAATAGCCTGAATGCTATCGTTCACCTCTGAGAGTTTGTACCCCTCCTCCTTCATCAAGGTGGTGAACTTCTTAGGTCTGCCGTTAGGGTTTGCAGTTTCCCCTTTCTCAGGTACTTTTAGAGTTCCTCCGTTTCTGCCTGGTATCTCTTTCATTACTTTGTTCTTACTTTGTAATTACGTTCATTCATCTTAATCTTATGGACTACCTTCAGCATTGACTTAAATTGTTTTTTATCACCGTATTCAATGTGACATGACCTGCACAATCCCATTAGATTGTCAATCGTGTCTTTGTTTCCTCCACCCATACCTCTTGCCTCTATGTGATGAATGTCAACGGCTGTGTCACCGCATAGTTCACAAGGTATCCAATCGGTGGGATGGTAGTTCATTTCCTTCAGATATATTTTTGTGTGCTTCTTCAAAGCCTAATTACTTGACAATCCGTTCTATTTTTTAGCTCGTGCATATGCTGATTGTGAGCGTTAAAGTTTGTGCCTTGCTCTCCTCTGATATAGTGTTCAGTCAATCCTTGGTATAGTTCACGACCTCCATCTATTCCTAACGTATATACTTGGTCAAATCTATTCATCAATAGTTCAAATGCAAATGAGCTTGAGTTGAATGTTCTGAATGTATAATGCCCCACATTTGGATCAATCTTAAACTGCACAAAGATTGTGTTGTCGTATATCTTTTTATTGCAGGTTCTGGTCAGAATAAAACGTGCCTTGTATTTTCCGTTTATGTATTTCTGTGGTTCGTTGTAGATGGGTGGATCATGAAAGGCTGCTATATCTGCGTATCGTGTTTTTTCCAATGCTCCATTAATTGTCCAAACGTTATAGTCTAACATCATAGAAGCATCCCACCTCTCAAGAGATGGACCAGTACCAACAACGAGCCAAGGTTTATCCTTCGCCCAATCCTGTTGAATTATCTTCGTTACGCACGACACGTTTTCTACGCTTTTTTTTAACGGGCTGCTCGTCATCAGCAAGAGTGTTCAACTCCTTCTGCTGTGCCTCCGCTCTGATAATCATTGAGAGCATTCCCTCAACGACACAGTTACCGCACGTTGGAAGTGGTTTGCCCATCTCTTGTAGGTACACTGCTCTGAACTCGACGTTTTGTTCAGGTGTCATCTTCAGCACTTGCGTTTCTTTCCATTTCTGGAATACTGGCAGCATCTCCTCCAGTATGAATGTTATTTGTTCTTGGGTCATATTATTTTATTTTATGGCAATTGTCCAAACATCTCCTGAATGTTTTGTTCTGAATATCCAGCAGCAAGACACAACGACCTGAGCAACTCTTCAAGCTCTTGTATGTTCACATCATCGTGTTTT